CTGAAGCGTGGCGCTCTCATAGGTGACGGGCCGGGACTCGTTGTCCAGAAGCCGGGCGGCGTAGCCCCGGCCGGAGACGGTGGCGGTCAGCCCGCCGCCGTCCAGGTCCACGGTGTACTCGTCCACCACGGCCCGGAGCATCACCTGTCCCCCCTCCTCCGCCGTGAAGCCCGCCGCCATGGACAGCGCCGGGGCCATCTCCCTCCGGTAGACGAAGGTGGCGGTGAAGCTGTCACAGGGCACCGTCCCCGTGTGGGTGACCCGCCAGCTGAGGAGGGGCGGCAGCTCGAAAATCTGATGGTCCGCCGTGTAAATCCTTCCCGTCAAGGCACCCTCACCGCCTCTCCCGGATAGATCAGGTTGGGGTTCTTGATCCCCGGATTGGCGCGGATCAGCGCCGTCAGCTCCACGCCGTACGACCTGGCGATGCCCCACAGGGTATCCCCCTTCCGCACGGTGTGGACCCGGGCGCTTCCGGCGCCGGAGGCCGGCGAGGCGCTCCCGCCGCCCCCCGCCGTTCCGCCCGCCGCCTTCAGCCCGGTGTCACAGCCGCCGCAGTCCTCCCAGAACTCAAAGCGGTACCGCACATAGTCCGGCAGCGGCTCCTCCACGGCCTCCAGGGCGGCGAAGTAGGCCCGTTCCGTCTGCCACACCGGGTGGACCAGCAGCCCCGGCCCCTCCGACCGGAAGACCTCCGCCAGCTCCCGGAACCGCTGGTAAGCGCCCTCCCCCGCGAAAACGCCCTCCCCCTTCAAAACCCGGTAGGAGCTCCCCAGCTCCTGCATCACGCACCCGCCGAAGGGCACCTGATGGACGGCCACCCGCCGCCGGTACTCCATCGTGCACACCTCCGGGTTGTGGGGCCACGTGAACTCCTTGAACCGCATCGGCGTCAGCCGCACGGCGCATCCCTCCTTCCGCCGGCCCCGGGGCCGGCCCTTCCGTCAATATATGGTGAATCCGCCGTCATAGCGCCGGGCGTCCCGCTGCACCGCCCGGGACAGCAGCCTGGCCCCGTCCTCCGCCAGGAGAACGGTCCCGCCGCCGCCCCAGGGCCCGCCCCAGCGGGAGGCGGTCAAGGCCCGCTCCGCCCCGCCCATCGGGACGGCGATACCCCCGGCAGCCTCCCCGCCGCCGGAGACACCGCCTCTCCCGGCGCTGTACTTCCCGGCGCTCTCCGCCGCCGGACTCCTCGTTTCCGCCTGGGGCCCCGCCCCGGATTCCGGCGCCTCGGCAGTGCCGCCCCGCCGGGGCGTTCGCGGGCCTGTCCCCTCCCGCGCCGCCCCCTCGAGCGTCATCACCTCCGCCGCCCGTTCCAAAAATCCGTCCCACCCGGCAAGGGGAGGGGCCTCCAAGTCCCCCGGCGGGGCTAGTCCGCCGTCTCCCTCCGCCGGGAAGTCCCGCCGGGTCCCCGGAAGCGTCTCCTCTGTTCCCGGAACCCCTCTCCAGAACACCGCCGTATATATCCCGCCACCGGCGTATCGCCCGGAGGGCCAGGCGGCGCTTTCCGCCGCCCCCAGCCCCGCCGGACTCCGCCCTTCCCCGTCCGGGGCGGTTTCGCCCTCCCGGACCTCTCCGCCGGTCAGCAGCGCCCCCAGGGCGGACCGCTGCCGCTCCAGCTCCCATTTCAGATAGTCCATCCGTCACGCTCCTCCCAGGGCCCGGAACCGGGCCGGGTCAAAGGCCGGGTTGTCCCCGGAGGAAGCCGCCTCCTCCCGGACGGGCCCGCCCCCGGACCCCAGGCGCAGCAGCAGCCTTTCCATCTCCCTGGCCGTCAGGTCCTCCAGGGCCTCCGCCTCGTCCCGGTAGACCCGTTCGCCCTGATAAAAGCAGCACTCCGCCAGCACGCGCCCGTTGCAGAGGGCCGCCCGCTCCAGGGGGTCGCCGCTCTCCCGATACTCCCGCCACAGCGCCAGCAGCCGCCCCAGGCGCAGGGGCCGCAGCTCGTCGACCTTCCTCATGCCGAGGTCTCGATGCGCCGGGCGGCCACCACGCTTACCTTCTCCGCCACCATGGCGTTCAGCTGCCCCTCCTCCTGGATGCCGCTCCACTGGCAGCCGCTGTAGATGATCCGCCGGTCCGGCTTGCAGATCACCAGAGAGAAGTCCGCCAGGTCGTGGAAGTTGACGCCGTCGGACACGGCGCTGTCCGTGGCGTAAAGCCGCGTCAGCTCCAAAGTATAGCGCTTCTGCCCCTCGATGGTGGCCACCGGCTCGCTCTCGCCGAAGGCTTCCACGCTCCTGGAGGTCTTGCTGGCCTTGGCGGTGTAGCTCTGCACCACCGCCACCTTTTTGCCGTCCATCTCCAGATAGATGTCGGCGCTGGTGGGAAATCCCGTCATGCTCTCTCCCCCTCTCAAATCTCAATGTGGACCGTCAGCCGCACTTGGTTCAGCCCGTGGGCCACGGAAAAGCCGAACTCCACCAGGCACACCGTGGGGTCCTCCTCCGAGGCGCTGACCCGCACCTCGTCATAGCCGGAGATGATCTCCGCCGCCAGCTTTTTCTCCAGCTCCACAATGACCTGGGACCGGATGGCCGCCCGGTTCCGGGCCGTGTTCTTGCTCCTGGAGAACCGGCTCCGCAGGGCCGCCCGCACCGCCGGAATCACGTCGTCCACCACCAGAATGGTGGTCAGCTCCCGCCAGGTGGAGTCGCTCACCCCGCCGGTCTTGGTCCGGGTGGTGACGCCCCGCACCGGGGAAGTCACGCCCCCCGCGCACTCCAGAGGCGTCACGCCGCCCCGGACCAGGGTGTCGATGTCGGCGTCGCTGTAGTCCGCCGCCAGGCCGCTCAGGCCCTTCAGCGCCCCGCCGTTCAGGGGAACCGCCGGGTCCCCGCCCGCCGCCGCCAGGGCCGCCACCGCCGCCGCGGCGAACACGCCGGAGAGGGGCTTTCCGCCGCTGTCCAGGGCGTCGGGCCCCACCAGGACCATCCGCTCGCTGTTCAGCGCCGCCGCCCGCTCCACCAGGGCCTGCACGTCCGCCCCGGCGCAGCCCGTCACGGCGACGCGCTCGTGCCGCAGGGCGGAGGCTTCCTCCACCGCGTCCCGGAGGGCCTGCTGCACGGCCTCCTCGCCGCTGTCGCAGACCAGGACCCGCACGTCCTCCTTCCCCAGGGCGGCGAAGGCCCGCCGGTAGTCCTCCACGGCGCCCGCCTCCGCCACCCGGACCGCCGTCACCGTGGACGCGCCGTTTTCAAACAGCAGCCGCAGGATGGTGCTCATCCCCGGCGTCTCGTCCTCGCCGAAGACCGCCGCCCCGGCGGCCCAGCCCGTCACGGTGACGGGTTTGTCCTCCTCTCCCTTGGCCGCTTTTGCCGCCACGCCCACGGCCTGGGCGGCCCGCCGCCCCGTCACCACCGAGGAGGCGTCGTAGACCGAGTAGACCCCCGGCCGCTCATGCAGGTTGCTCATGTCGCAAAACCCCTTTCAAAATAAAATCCAGGAACGCGGGCCCCTCGTCCCGGCTCTCCGCCAGAAACAGCGCCTCGCATTTGAGCCTCCCCCGCCGGAGGAACAGCCCCGTCTCTCTCTCCCAGGCCAGCGCCTCCCAGCTGAGCTCGCCGGGCCGGATGCCCTCCGGCAGCCCGCCCAGCAAAACCGCCGCCGCCGTCTCGGCCCCCGCCTGGCAGTCCGCCGCCCGTGACCCCCGGATATCCACGGAAATCACGCCCTCCAGCCGCTTGCCGTAGACCTCCCGGACCTCGCCGCCGTCCCGTCTCTCCCCCAGGTATCCGCAGAGGCCCAAAGCCCGGCCCTCCGCCGTCCCCACGTCCACCGTGGCCAGGGGCGTTTTCCGTTCCGCCGCCCACTTGTCGGGAAAGGCGGCCTCCGCCGCCAGCCCCTGGTTCCCCAGGGCGGCAATCACCGCGTCCCGAATCTGCCTTAACTCCTTCATTCCGTCTCCCTCGCCCGCTCCAGGACGGCCCGCCAGTGGCTGAGGGCCGCCCCCACATAGTGGGGCCGCCCGCTCCTCACCCGGAAGCGCCGCCCGTTCCATGTCACCGCGTCCCCGGCCTCCAGGGCCGCCCTGCCCAGATACAGCCACAGCCGCCCGTCCAGGTGGCCGATGGCCAGCGTCTCCGGGACGCTCTCGTCCCGTTCCCGCACCGGCTGGAGGAAGGCCCGGACGCATTCCGCCGTCCCGCCCCGCTCCACCGTCACCTCCTGGCCGTACCGGTCCAGAACGCGCTCCACCCACCGGGTCATCCTTCCACCCCCTGGGCCCAGAGGCCCGCCGCCCGGACGAAGGGCTCCATCAGCCCCTCCGCCGCCTGCCGGAGGCACGCCGCCCTCCCGGCCCGGTCCCCGCCGCCCAGGTTCACGGAGATGTCCCCGGCGGAGAAGGAGGCCACTCCCCCCGCCGCCGCCAGGTCCGCCGCCGCCGTCAGGGCGGCGGCGCAGGGCAGGGCCTCGCCGCAGTCCGCCGCCGTCACCCCCTCCCCGAGGCGGCCCCGCCCG